TAAGCAAGTTAAAAGCAAAGGGGTTGATTAAGTGAACGAACTACAAACAGTAAACCAAACTAGAACCGTTGGCGACATCAAGAGCCATGTTAATGTGATTAAACAGATCCTCGATGACGTGATGATCAAGGACACCCACTACGGTGTTATACCGGGCTGTGGAACTAAACCGGCATTACTTAAAGCCGGAGCTGAGAAGATTCTTGCAACCTTTATGTTAGCCGCTGAATTTGTTATCGATGATCTATCAACAGAAGATAATAAGTTTTACCGGGTTGAGGCTCGCTTAACTCATCAAGGAACTAAAACCTTTATGGGCTCCGGCATTGGCGAATGCTCCAGTTTGGAAAGTAAATACGCCTGGAGAGTTGCAGTCTGTGAAGAAGAGTACGAAACCACCCCGGCAAACTTAAGACGTGTTCACTTTAAAAAAGGATGGCAAGGAAAGCCGGCAGAGAAAGTAAACCAAGTCAGACAAGACATGTATAGCTTGAGTAATACCATACTTAAGATGGCGAAGAAAAGAAGCCTGATCGATGCCGTGATGAATGTGACCGCCTGTTCTGATATCTTTGTTCAAGACCTGGATGAAGATCATTTAAGAGAGGCTGCAAAGATTCCAGATGTACCAAAGGCCGCACCACCCAAGATAACCAAGGCTGCAATATTGGCCGCGTTTAAAGCTGCTAAAACCTTTGACGCTCTTGATGCCAAATTAAGGAAAGCACAGACAACAGAGTTTAAAGATGATCCTGAAGTCAACGCCCAGTATAACGCCCGGAAAGCGGAGCTAAGCAAACATGTATAAAGTCAGATCATCAGGAAGCGGGGCAATCATGGGCGGCAATGTCGGGGCTTCGGCTCCTCAACTTGCAAACATTCAAAAGATGGATGAACGTGAAAAGCCTATGACTGCAACTCAACAAGAAAAGTATGATAAGGATATTGAAGTCCGGGATAATCCGCAGTTGCCCGCAGGAATTAAAACCGTCTGTGAGTTATGGCATAAAGAGAAAATATATAAACGTCGTAAAGAGATAAGCGGCAATCCTCTCGAGAAAGGAAACTTCTGCGAGTCTGCCAGCATCGACTTTATTAATACTCAGTTGCTTGAGGACTACCAAAAGAACGAGGAGTATAAAGAGTCTGAGTTCATAACTGGTACGGCTGATATTGTTGCCGATGATTTAATAATTGATATTAAAAATTCTTACACTTTTGATACTTTCCCGCTGCATGATTTTGGGATTAAGAACAAGGATTACTTCTATCAATTACAATGCTATATGTATTTATACGGCAAATCAAAAGCAACCCTTTGTTATACCCTTATGAATATGCCCTTTCACATGATCGAACGAGAGGCAAAGAGAAAGGCGTTTTATGAAAATAAAGACTATGACCAGGTATTTTCAGAAGTCTTTAATCAATTGACCTATGACGACATTGACCCAAAATACAGATACAAAATGTTTCATATTGAGTTTGATATGGATGTTATAGACAAGATAAAAGAACGCGTGAAGTTGTGCAGAATATACATAAATGAACTAGATGAAAGAATAGCAAGTCAATTTTAAGGAGTGAAAAAGGATATGAGTACCAGAGCAACAATTGAATTCAGGAGCGGAAAGGAAACTATCTATATCTATAGGCATAGTGACGGCTTTCCTGATACAATTCTATCTGACATTAACTATACGATAGAAAAGAAAAAAGACTCTTGGAGTGATCCGGAATTAGGTTTGCTGGTTTTAGCCTTCTTAGGAATGCACTTTGATGAGTTAAGTAGAGTATCCGATTATATGATTCAATCCGGCTTTGCTGGTGATGAGTCATATAGATATTTTGTAATGTGGAACGGTAAAGAATGGAATGTAACTTATGAGTGAAAAGATATTTGTAGGACGCGTGACAGTTGAAGAGATGAACAGCACCAACGGGCCTTGGACTAAAACCAAGATAAGCTTTAACCAGGAAGACTTAAATAAGCTTATTGAACATCAGAACAGTTTAGGTTATGTGAATCTGAACTTTAACCGGTCCAAGAAAGGCAATGAGTATATTGAAATCGATACCTGGCAACCAACGCAACAACCCGCAGCGCCCCAGAGCTATACAGCGCCGCCGGAGATAGCGCCCTTGCCTGAAGTTACAGCCGGTGGAGACTTGTCAGACGTACCATTTAATAGACTAGGAGATTTTGAACAATGAAAACCAGAGAAAAAATGAAAGTGATGCAGTCTTTTGATGAAGGTGACAAAATCGAGAGTAAGATAGCAGGATTCTCTGTAAAGGATAGCCCTTGGGGGCATTGTCCCAACCCAAAATGGAACTGGGGAAGTGTTGACTATCGCCTAATGAGAGAGCCAGAACCCAAGCCCGAGCCAACCCTGCTTGAGCGCATAGAGAAGAATTGGCCGGATAAGATAGTGAAATTACTCAAGTGGGGTGAATTGGATGAAGATCAAGAGCGCCTCTTTTTGATCATGGATGACATATGTGGAGTAAGATCCGCTCATGTGTTAGCCCAATCTATGAAAGGCTTTGCTGGCTATGTATATGAGGATGAAGTGCAAGGAAAGGCTATATTCGGATTATCTGGACATCCAGTTAATTGTGATAGAATGGGAGGCTTTAAGGGCCATCCTATCGCGGTCTTATTCTCGAAGTAAGAAAGGCCGGCAGCAGGTTGTCATCAGTCAGGGCAAACCGTGACGCTGCCGGCAGGGGTGGAAAGATAATATACAATACGACAACGAGAGGAATTTACAACAATGAAAGACTTTTATGAATTCGCCAAAGAATCACCGTTCTTAACATTCTTTCTATTCTGTCTAGTTTTGGGCTGTATAGAGAGCTGCGTAAAATGGATAAGCCAATGAGAGCCAACCGAATTGACAGCAACCAAGTTGAATTAGTATCTTATTTTCGTGAGTGGGGCTGCTCGGTCCTGAATATATCCAGCTTGAAAAATGTATGTGACATTGTTGTGGCTCTTCATGGGCGAACAATCATGATCGAAATTAAGGATGGGTCAAAGCCAAAGAGTGCAAGGAAACTAACAGAAGGAGAACAAAAGTTTAAAGAGGAATGGAAAGGAGCTTGGCGGTTATGCGAGTCAATCAAAGACGCTGACAAGATAATAAACGAGCTTAATAGTACAGATCGAATTTACACAAGATAACATAAACAAAAGGAAAGTAAGATGGATAAGAAGACATTAGGTAATACAGATGTAAATGGCGCTAAAAAGAATGTTAAGGATATCGTTGTTTTTGGTAACGGCGACACATTCAAACTACTATGTAAAGCATCGTCAGAAAATGAAGGATGGATGAAGTCGACAAAAGTTTGTGAACTCCCAATGGGTTGCATAGTCCAGGTGACAACTCAACAGCGCGGTATTGATGGGACTTATGCAGTCGCAGAGGCTTTGACCTTTGTCCCTGGCGCAACGTTTGAAATGATGCAGAAATAACAAGATAGACCAAACAACAACAAAAACACATAAAAGGTTGCAACCAATGAAATCTTAAGTAGCACCCGCACCACTTATATTAGCTGTGCCCGATCTTGATTACGGCTTGATCGGGCACTTTTTGTATAGGCGGATAAAATAAAGTGAAGTTTGTTTCAAAAGGCTCTTGATTGGTGGGTATGGAAGGGGTAGTATATACCTATCAACTAAACAAAGGAACGACATGACATTCATCAAAAATAAAAGCTACTGGGAAAACAGACTAAGAAATAATCAAGCTGCTTTGAAGGGGTCAAGAGCGACATTAAAGAAGGTTACTCTTGAAGGGTTGTCAGATAATTATATAGCTCAACATAAATCTTATATCAAGGGCTTAGTTAAGAGTCAAAAAGAAATCAAACAGGAGTTAATTGAATGGGCAAATTAACCTCTATCTATACCGAGCAGACTTTGTTCTGCCGGTCGGAGGTTAGCGACTCCCCTGATTGCCTATATTGGAAAAGGTTTAAAGCCAATACTAAAAGGGCAGCAGTCAAAAAAGCTGAGTGGAGAGGATGGACATTTAATAAAAATAGGTGGGCTTGCCCTGCTTGCAATAAAAGGATAATCACAGATGGATATAAAAGCTAAAAAAATCAACATCACCATAGACGACAAGTCACTTAAGGAACTCGACCGCCAAGCAGCAGCAGAGAACCGAACAAGATCAGCGCACATTAGAGAATTGATTAAGAAGGGCAAGTCATGAAAGAATATAAAGGAAGTAAAACCGAATACATCGATGCTGAAGATGATACTTATGCAGTTCCAGATTCAGATTATGTAAAATGGTTAGAAGCTGAAGTAAGGCAGCATTCAAGACTAGATGAGCTATTAGATGCCTGTGCCAGATATATAGAGGAAAATGAACTAGAAGACCGCTCAATTGAGTTTGATGGTACGACTTGCGACGGGCACACCTTATTAACTAATATCTGCACAGCAACAATGACAGAAGAAGAGTGGAATAATGGTTATTGTCATGACTGCACTAAGACGATTGTCAAGTCAGCCTTGATGATTCATGTAAAAAGACAAGAGTAATAGACCTTAAGCGGGCATGCTATAACAAGAAGGAGAATTTAAAATGCAAGTAGGCAACATGACTTTAATTTCTAATCAGGATTCAATGGTTCACTGTCTCACTAAAGACATGTCCTATAATGGGAGACGGAAATTAACAGAACCCGGAGACTGTAATCATTTTTATTTAGTTAAGAATGATTGCCGCCAGTGGTCAAGCGTTCCAAAGCATCTTTTCACAATAGCAGGGAGTAAGTAATATGATCAACGGCGATGGATTAGGCGATTTTATAACATGGGCTTATCGGCTCTGGATCGGATGTATGGTATTTGTACCATTCGGCATCTGGAAAGTATTAGAATTAATCTGGGCACTAACTTAAAAGTAAACAAAAAGGGAAACATTATGAAAGCGCACGAAGTAATGACAAAGGCAATTAAGAAGCACACAAAGACTGTAGCGGAGAAACTCGGAGTTAGCCAAAATTTGGTTCACAAGTGGAAGTCAGGGGACACGCCAACGCCAATTGATAGAGTGATCAAGCTTTATAAAGAAACGGGCGACATCGATATTATTAAATATATCTGCATCCATGCAAACGGCTTTTTTTGTGAAAATTCACGAGATTACAATCAAAACGTTAAGATAAATAAAATCTATTCCAGGCTTAATGATACGATGAAAGTATTAATTGAGGCAAACGA